AGTATGAACATCTAAACCTGTTGAATTAAAAGATAATGGTGATGTCAATGATGGTCCAACAACAAGTGCGGCACTAAATGGAGTGGCTACTGCACCCTGACCAAAATGTCCTTTATGTGCGGCAAGTGATCCTGGTTCCCAAAATCCAATAGGAATATTTAATCCACTACCTAATATTGGATTAAATACATCTAGTGATCCAGTTTCTAATTTTTGAAATGCCATTATTTACAAGTCTCCACAATATCTTTAATTAATTTAGCAACTGGTCCCGGCGTGAATGTTTCTAAAGTTGATGATAGTGGATTGCCTTGAATAATATCCCTACAAAGAAATCTAAGGTATCCTCCAGCATTTAATGTTATGCTATCAGCAGAAGTTATACAAACTTTACCTCCAGCAAGATTGAGTTGTTCATCTGCTCTCATAATAATGTGATCATTTGCACGAATCAGAATTGATCCGTCACTATCAGAACCAAGTGTTTCAATGTATATATTCTTTGCTTTGAGTTTAATATTTCCGTTTTCGGCATTCAATACAATGTCACCATTTTCGGCATTGATTGATTTTGCGATTGCTTCACTTTCCGATTCATTTCTTCCTTGAGAAAGGTTAATGCCCACAATCTCATGAGAACATCCTGGAACTATTTCTCCTTTGTTTCCCCCAAGAGTATAAGTTTGGTTATGTCCACCTTTTAAGTGTATAACCATATTTGTATCGACACTTTCACCGACCTTATCCTTTTCACCAGATGGTCCCATGAAAATGAGACCATACTGATTATCTGCAATAAGCTGTTCTGGTGGTACTGGTTTTGTCATTTAACTTACACAATCAACAACACGAACAAGATCCTTTCTCGTAAATCCCCTTTCAAATAGCACTGTTCTACCTCTTAAAGTATCAATTGGTCCATCAAAAATAACTTTTGGTTCCTCTGTAAGATCTTTAGTAGAAATATCATCAAAATCTTCAATAGGAGTAAATGATAAAATTGGTTCGATGACAGCACCTTCACCCGTTGGACTATTTATTTCAATTTCTGGATACTCAGAAAGACCACATACATTAGTTCCAACTTGAATACTTACAATCTGTCCAAATTCTGTCATTTGAACACTTGCCTCAAGTCCCGGAACATCAGGAGTAATTGAAATACTATCATTTATAGTGTATCCAACACCAGTATCTAAAATTCTAAATCCTTCTAAACAAACAACAAAATCATTTCCTGATGGATCGGTAGTATCTGATGGTAGATCAAATTCTGTTCTTCCGTCTCTTGGTGGTGCTGGTGTAGGTGCAGTTGTCAGTATGATATCAATAACTTGACCCCCATTTGTTCCACCTGTTCCTGTTCCACCTGTTCCACCTGTTCCTGTTCCTGTTCCACCTGTTCCACCTGTTCCTGTTCCTGTTCCACCTGTTCCACCTGTTCCTGTACCAGGTTCACTAATTACTGCATATCCCATGGTAAATGTATCCTCACAACTATCCACAAAAGATACAAATGGAGGTCTTGTATATCCAGATCCACGATTTATAAGATTTACTCCGATAGTTCTTCCAACATTATCGACGATTGCTTCCGCAACTGCACCAGCACCTCCACCACCAAAGATTTCAACCCTAGGTGGTCCACACTTGAATGCACTTACATCACATTCGGTTATATTTGATGGGATTGTTCCTGCAGAATCTCCGAGTGGTTGTCCAAAAATTTCTATACCATCAATAAAATCTGTCGCACCTTTAGTAATGTCACCTGCCGAGGGAACTGCTAAGAAACCTGCAAAATCATCAATTTGTGATTGTGATGGTCCACCCCAAGGACTTGCTTTGAATTTCTTAATTTCTGGGCAATTTGGTTTTGCACACAAAAATGCTTCAAATCCAAGAATATAATCAAGTGCCTGGAAAACATCACCGACAATTTTTGTAACTCCACCAAGTACGTCATTAATTTGATCCAAAACTGGACCAATAGATTTATCAGCAATTGCTGCAATATTATTTACAAGTGCATTAGTAAATTGCTGTGCAGCACAAAATGGAACATTAACAATTTTTCCGACTAATTCAAATAAAAAGTCTGTTACAAGATTTGCAAGTCCTTTTACGATATCTTTAAATGCACAAAAAATATTATCTACAATAATTTGAATAATAGTATTTTTAATTGCTTTTGCTATTGTGGGGAGAATTTTATCAATGAGATCTTCAATGCCTCTTCTAATTTTATCAAGTAAATAATCTCGCAATCGATTTATAAGAGTCTTAAGAACTGCACCAATAATTTGAGAAGTATTCCGAATTAATGATGTGATATTTTGTAATTTGTTTATCGTTCCATTTACATACAAATCACCATATTTTTTAATTCCTTTGATTATGGTAAAAAACTTTTGCAATTCAGTATTAATCTTAGACATCTCCGATGTCCCACAGGGATCTGGAAGATCTCTTTCTGTTTGATATCTCGTAATCGCATCTCTGAATGCAACACTATTAAAAAACTTTTCACAATCGGGAGTATTTTTGAATGTAAATCCCTTTGGAGTTTCTCTTGCTACACACTCTGGAAATTCATCTGCAAGTTTTGCCATTTTGATGGCATCAATTTCTGCAGATAGTTCTTTATATTTTTCCTTCTCTTCATCGGTCCATAAATCTGAACTCTTTTCATTTAACTTATCAACTTCTACTCTTTTTTCTTCTAATAAATTATTTAATTCATCAGGACTTTTACCGGCAAATTGGTTTTCAATAAAAATATCAGTATCTGGTACTGGTACTGGTTTTTCTTCTTCAAATGGTATGACCTCTAGACTTATGGGTTTCTTCCTAAAAGATCTATTATTAATTTGCTCATTTAAAAGACTTGCATCATCACTTCTAATAGGTATAAACTCTAGATTGTTAATTTGATCTGAATATCCAACTCTATATTTTGTACCGGTGGAATCAATCTCTAGTTCGACTCCAGTTGCACTACCATTTTTAAATTCTTGATATTTTGTAGATTTTTCAAATAAATTTGAATCTGCCATTCTCTAATTTACCTCATTGTTCTGATATTTATTAAGCAAAGTTTTGATTAGTGTGAATAAATTTTCCACCTTGACCCTGTTCTGCTGGATAATAAGTAAATCCATTGCTTTTCATTTTCTGAAGTTGTGAATCTGTAGGATTAGCATTAACTGGTACACCTCCAGGTATTACAATCAAACTACCAATGTCATTTTCTGCCCTTTGTAATGCCCGATCTGGTGATAGACCTCTACCAAAACTTTGATTGGAAGATTCTCCAGTGGGGACCTCATCTCCTGTAAATTCTACAAGTGCCAATGGATCTTCCTCCTGTGCTGTTGCTGCTTCCGTTTCTGCCTCTGCCTCCTGTGCTGTAGTCAAATTTTCTAGTGCTCCTTCCGGTTGTTTCTGTTTTTTGGCAGCATCAAAAGATTTAGGATCAATCTCACCTTTAGATTTTGGTACACTAGGTGCTAGAATCTGTGCATTATTTGCAGGATTGCCGGAAGTATATCTCTTTACTCTTTTTCCAAGGGTATTTCCATTCGTAGATTCTCTAATTTCTCCGTGCAAATTATTACCCAGAACTTGAGTAATTACTGGAATTTGACATTCCTCATCCATGAAAAATCCAATCACCCATTCACCACCCCATATTCCTGTTGATTGATTATTGCGATTTCCATGTGTGGTTGGTTTTGCAACAATTGCCCATGGCAAATCATCATCACTTAATAGAACTGCATCACTACCAGACATTGGATGCATAGAAGGAATTCTTACCTTTACTCTATCTCCGTGAGCATCATTCCAAGTAGTAGTTTTAAGATGCTGGTTTTGATTTGGTGGAACTTGTCCAATAAACCATTTATAACTTCCTAAAGGATTTCCTAAATTTTTCATCCTTTGTTTTTATTAGTATATAGACCGTATGTGTCACGAACAAGAGTCATTAATGTAACTGCTTTTGTAGTACCAAAATGATGACATAAATGGACAATAAGATATTTTCCACTTTGGACTGGATCTATTACTCCCTTTTCCTTTTCACCTTGAGTGGTAATTTCAAACTCACATCTAATTGTATCACCAGCTTTTAAAGTTGGATTGCATGGAACTTGAATGTTCAATATTTGTGAGAAAAGAATATTATATCTCATTTGAACATTACCTTGCCATTCTTTAGGATCACTACTTACAGAATTTTTTGCAGACGGGGAAAGTGTTCCTACATCTAGAATATCATAAGTTGTTCGAGTATAAGAATCTAATTCTGGTATTGGTGCTTCCTTTCCTAATGCTGCGATAAGAGGTTCGTTTTTCAAGTCAAATATTATTTCTTCTTCTTTGAATGTCTTTGGATTAAAATAAACTCTACGACTTTTATATACACCAGCCTTAAGAGCATTGATTAAATTCTGATTTTTTGAAATAGATGCATGAAGTATTTTGAAATTATTGGCATCGGTAGTTTGATCTGATTTATTAATGTCATTTTTAAAGTATGTTGCGACGGGTTCTTGTAAGATTAAACTATCAATGGATCTAAAATTATGACCTTCTCTAGTTTCATAGAAAAAGAATCCTGGATTTCCTTTAATTGGTACTGATTTTGATGCCAATGAAACCAGAACCTCGCATGGAGATCGATCATTACCAATAAAGGGACAAGTATTTTTTGTTTGTTCTATTTTTAATTTATTTTCTGGTATTTTTAATAATGATTTTGCGATGTTATTTACTGATTGCGAAACTGCACTTGTATATTTTTTAACAACTTGTACTTCTCTATTTCTATATCCAGTTTGAGATATTAAACTCAATGCAGTTCCCTGCCGACGAGATTCCTGTCCAAGATTTACGGATCCATTTATAATAAAATAATTGTTTATAAAATTAAGATTACCTAACGGAGATGAAATTTTGAATTCCACCCTTTCACTACCATCACCTGTAATTGGAAGAGCATTATAAAGAGAACCAATTCTTTCCTGAGAATCATATTCTTTATCATAAATTGTTGTTCTTCCAACATCGACAAATGAAAGAGTTGCTGTTAGATTTGGAGAAAACAGACTTTCATAATAATCAAAAGTCGTAGTTCTCGCACCGAAGGGATCCGCACCACTAATGTCTACTCTTTTTCCTTTTTTATCAATGACTAAATGATCATAATTTCTTTCTATTGCTGCCTTTGACATTTATCTCATTGCCTCCAAATTGATGGTAGTTGTGGTGGTTCGGATACTTGTGGGGTAGATTCTTGATCGATAGGTACTGGATACCCAAAAGGAACATATTTCACGACTGGTTGGACGGCATAAATGAAGACAGATTGATTTCCACTATTATTAGAAGTATTTAATAATTTTCTATTTCCTCCACCATTTCCACTATTTGGTGGATTAATTGTAGGACCTTGATGTTTTTTTGTTGGACCTGCTTTTGATGCTCCTGGATTTGCGACAGTTAATTTTTCTGCAAAATCGACAAGAATGTTCGTATTATTGTTTCTAAATCCAATACCATTTACATGAAGTGATATGTGGGCAAGTGGTCCCCCCTGTCCACTTACAGATCTTCCAGAAGCACCTTGATATCCAAGTAATGTTCCTCTTGGAATCACTTCACCATCTTTTGATCCTTTATATGGAAGATCTCTAAAGTGTCCCAAAAGAACTTCATATTCTTTGCCATCTTTTTCGAAGAAATATGCTCCATAATATCCAAATCCTCTACCACTAGGTCCAAGAGGGTCTGCATTTCCATCTAGTCCAACTGATGGCATCCCATCTCTTCCTTTTGACCTATAAATTAAATCATATGGAGCATATATTGGTGTTCCTACTCCACCCGATAATGCCATGTTCAGTCCTGTATCTTGACCATCGGGATCATCTGGTGGATCAATCCATGCTCCTGAGGCAAAAGTTTGACCTCTATATTGTGATGATGGAGAAGCAGGAGCACCAGGAGGAGTAGCACCAGGAGGAGGAGTACCAGGAGGAGGAGTACCAGGAGGTCGGTCAGTTCTAATACCACTATTGGCAACATTCAATATTCTAATTTTTTCGGCAAGTTCTGCAAATGCTTTTACATTTTCACCGTCTTTTTCAATTGATTCACTAATATTGTTTACTGCTAGTGAAAATCCTGTAAATCCTTGGTCTGAGGATCTTTTTGCTTCTTTTAACTGTGGAGTTTGTTTTGGTTGATGAATTTTTTTATTTTTTATAGGATCTGTTTTAGGATCTCCTTTTACTGTTCCACCACTAGAAAGTTTTTGATCTGGTTTTGGTCTTGGAATTGATCCTCCAGTGGGTCCGCCAGTTCCAGAAGGTGGTTCTGGTTTTGGCAGTGGAGTTTTTCCATTAGGAAAAACATCAAAAACATCCCACCATTGATTTTGCGATTTATTATTTTTCTCTTCATCATTATCATTCTTTTCATCAAATTTTTGATTAAACTTATCAATATCTCCACCAAGATCTTCGAAAAGTTTTTCGAGTTCTTTCAACTCCATTTCTGAAGTGTCCATGTTTTTATCAAGATCTTCATCCAATTTTTTATCAATTTCATCTCTCAACTGTTTTTCATATTCTTTTTGTTTATCTTCAGAAAATCCTCCTATAAAACTTCCAAGACTTTCAAATGCTTTTCCAATTGTCTCCAAAATACTTCCAACATTCTTTATAAAATCACTATTAAAAAAATCATTTATTTTCTGAATAATTTCTGGAAGTTTATTTACAACAATTCCAAGAGCAATTAATCCAAAGAAATCCATTATTCTATCAAAAATACTTCTAACTGGTGAAGTTGCTACGTTGGAAATTTTTGTAAACGTAGAAATATTATTTTTTTCCAACCTTCGTTCTTCTTCTCCAAATTCTTTCTTTTTTTCCAATTTAAAAAATAAATTCTTTTTATCAGACTTAAGTTTTTTCAGTTCCTTATTTGATTTAAATAAAGAATTTTTGATGTTTGTAACGTTTAGTTTTAAACTTTGTACTTGATTTTCCATATCTTATACAAATATTCCGTACATTTCTGGAGTTAATTGCATATATGGATTTGCCATATTTACCGATGATATGATAGGAACATCAGTTGCCGTGGTTTGTGGTGTTGGAATTTGTGGTGGTGGTGTTTGTATCGCAGGAAGATTCATTGGAATAAAATTGATTCCACCTCCAGAAGATTGTGAAGAACTTGAGATAGATCTTGATGGTATTGATGGTTTACTAAATGATCTTTTTGCTGATACATTAGTCATTGTTGTGGGAACTCTGCCATTTCCCCCCATAAAAACTGAACCTCTACCAAGTATCTCTGCAAGTGATTTTGATCCAGACATCATTTGCTTATCAATTTCATTCTGAACGAATCGATCAAAATCTTTAATAACTTTAGAGAATTCTTCGGATACTTCTTTTTGTCTGTCAGATACTCTAATTAATTTTAATACTGCTTGAGAGAATAATGTCCATAATCTTCCAGCATTATCATTAATATCTTTTAGAAGTGGTCTGAACAACATTGATGATGTTGTTTTAATAACTTCTTCACCTGGAGCAAGCATTGCTCTTACACTATCAATAAATCCAGATCCTTTTCCTGGAACAGTTCCACCTTGAGAAAATGCAATTTTTCTTTTTTGCATTTCTTTTTTTAAAAGATTTAATCTACCAAATTCATATTCTTCAATAGGAATTTGAAATTGCTCACCAAAAGGAAGTTTTTCGTTTCTTTTATTGTAATTAATAAAATCACGATAAGTTTCCTCATACTGTTTTTTTATTTCTTCATCACTTAAATTTCCTAAACCAATGCCCATCTGATTATAAAGGCCACCCACCATTTCTTGTATTTGTGGTGCAAATAATTGTGCCAAAGTTAAAGAAATTGTTCCTATAATACCACCTCTTCCAAGTTTAAATTTAGGTTTTAAACTTGGAGTGGAAGGTTTAGGTATGCTCGGTGCTCTTGCTGGAGCAGATCCAGCACCTTTATATGCCTCCAATCCTGTTCCAATAGGTTTTCCGGAAGGTCCAAGAATTGTTCCTGCTCCTGGTCTCGGTGCAGCAGGTTTTCCCAATTCTCTTAATGGAGTTGGTTTCGGTTTTGGTTTTCCCAATCTCGGATCTACTGTTGGAGATGGTCCAGTTGGTTTTGGTTTAAATCCAAGACTCTTTCCTAATCTTTGAATTAATCCTCGCAGTCCATTGAAGAGTGATTTTATTTTACCAGGTAATCTCCAAAAGAATCTAACAAGTTTAAATAATCGAATTCCCCATTTTATAAATTTACCAGTTATTACAGCAAGCAATAATCCAGTAAAAACTCTTCCTACCCATTTAAAGATAGTTTCCAGTTTACCTCTATTTTCTTCATTACCCAACCAGGTAAAAACTGCATTAGTAACAATACCTGTTAAGATTAATCCAAAAAATTCTTTTATTTTATCAAATACACTTTTAATTGGTGCTGTAACTTTACCTACAATATTATTTGCAAATGAACCAAACTTTTTAATACCCTCTATCGATTTTTCCTTTGCTGCAAATTTTCTCTTTGATTCTGCTGCCTTTATTCTTTTTATAGTCTCCTTTTCTTCTGCGATTCTCATCGCATAATCATATGCAAGTTGCTTTTGTATCTCTACAAGAATTTGATTAGTTTCTACTAAGCTCTGATATATTTTTGTACTTTCTACAGTTGATTTTATATTTTCACTTCTTTCAGATTCTGTTTTTCTATTAAAAAAACTAAATCTACTAGTTCTGAGTCTGGGTGTTTGAGCAGTAGAAATTCTAGAGGAAGCACGAAGAACAGAGGATGAAATATTCCTTGTACTCAATCTTGGTATTGATGGTGTTCTATAGGATTGATTAATTTCCACTCTGTTGTGCCTTTAGATTTTCCTCTTCAATATACTGCTCAAGTAAAGAAAGATAAATTTCTCTTTCCCAAGGTAACATATTCTCTAACTCTGTTAATGAATATTTATGATGTTGTATCAAGGCAAAATTGACCTTGTAGTATGACTCAAGACTGGTATGAGCCATACCTAACTGAAAAAACTTGCCAGTCCCTCCAGAACAACTTCAGATTCCACACCAGTATTTGGATTCTTTACAGAAATAGTATGCGAAAGTTTTGGCATTGTGGTAAAAAACTTCTCAATTTCCTTGAACTGTTTTGTATTCAACTGCTCAATAAATTCATCAAGTTCTTTTTTCGAATAATCCGATGCTTCCCAACTTTCCTCTGCATTATAAATCATCTCAACACAAGATGTAATCATTGAGAGTGACTGACCAACTTCACTGTTTGTTTCGGCAGTCTCAAAATTATTTTCAACAAATTGCTCTAGTGAAGGATATTTGAGCTTCATAGACAAATCATCATCAAGTTTTATAATGTTCTTGTGACTTTTATTTTTTTGAACTTTGATAGAATCAATATCAATTGACATTTCAACTCTAGTTTCACCGTCATCTGGACAAGTGATATTAACTTCTACGGTTTCACCTACAGACTTTGCACGAACATTCAAGAATAAGTATTCAATATCAAAAGTTGCAAGAGATTCTACTTTTACATCTTTTGAAAGAATGCAATCACTTAAAATTTGAACGATGGCATCTGTAATCTGCTTCATATCTTCAGATTCCATCGCCATAATCAGAATCTTTTCTTCTCTGACAAGGAAAGGACGGTACTTAATTTTCTTTCCATTTGAAGGCAATACCAACTCATAAGTTGGTGTATTAATCTTAGGTAAAGGCATAATGTCTTATTGGACTTCAGTTATGATTATTTATTATGCAACTCCGGTAGGATATAATAAAGTATCATCAAATAATATTGGTCTTTGGTCTTTAGGTATTGGAATACCGGATGGATATATTGTTGTACCAGGAATTCTAGGATCCTCAAAAGGTTTTGTTGTAAATAATGCTTTTTGTCTTATTTCCGAATCAAATTCTTTAGCAAAACCTCTTTTTACAATATAACGATCATAATTAAAGCTGACAGTCACTTTCAACAAATCAGCACCACCATAAGAAACTGGGACTGGTGTTAATCCCTTTGGAAATGCATTTACAAATTGATATGATAAAGTTGTCTTATAATCTTTCTCAAATTTGATAATTTCCATGTTTTGGACTTTATAATTACTTGGAAAATTAAATCTTCTAAATCCATTTGTACTTGGATCTGAGGATGCTGGAAATTCTCCTCCACCAGAAATATAATCCATCCATCCCTCAAAAAATCTCATAACAGTATAATCATTGTCAACGTAAAAAGTAAAATCTAAATCAGTATAAAGACGAGTATGAGCAAATTCTTGGGTTATTCCCATGAAATTATCTTTTACTTCTGCGGTTGCATAAGATGATGTTGGTAAAGATGCATCGGAGCAAAGAAATCCTAATTTTTCTACCGCAAATTTTGGAACTTGTAAAGATCTAGAATCATCTGGATAATTTATTTCAATATGTTTTTTTACTTCGCGTGGAATGGGTATATTTACAAGATAATGATTAGTTTGTGCAAGATTTCCAACGAGTTCTTTTTCTCGACCCATTGTAATAGCGTTGACAAGACTATTTGCCACTCTAAATACCTATAAGACTACTTTATTATTAGTTATTTAGATGTCATATAAAGGATATTATAAACCATCATATCCCAAAAAATATAAAGGTGACCCGAATAATATTATCTATCGTTCTCTTTGGGAGCGCAAATTCATGAAATATTGTGACACAAATGAAAATATTCTAGAATGGGGAAGTGAAGAGATTGTCGTTCCCTATCGTTCACCAGTTGATAATCGATATCACAGATACTTCCCAGACTTTTATATCAAAGTTAGAGAATCTAGTGGTAAAATCAAAAAAATGATCATTGAGATCAAACCACAAAGACAATGTGTAGAACCAAAAATTCCCAAAAGAAAGACCAAAGGATACATCTTTGAAGTTGTTGAATATGCGAAAAACCAGGCAAAGTGGGAAGCAGCAAAAGAATGGTGTTTAGATCATGGTTATGAATTTAAGGTCCTCACAGAAAACGAATTAGGAATTAACTAATGGCAAGAACCATCAGAAAAGGTGGAAGAATAGGAAAAGGGTATAATTATGTCGTAGAAACTGGAGAAGTAACCTACAGTAATGATCCAAATATTCCTGTGGGTTCTAATGTTTATAAGGAAGGGATAAGAAAAGACCTAAGAAGACCAAATCAAAGACCAACAGATGATGATGCAAATAGGATTAGAAATATAATAAATGATTTAATTGGTGTTGAAGATCCCGAAGATTTAATGTTGGAAATTATGAATGCTTTAAAGGATACAGTAACTCCCGTTCCAGACGTGGGTAAATTTTATACCTTTGTTTATAATGCAAAAACACCTAATATAAGATATGATCAACACCCATTAATTGCATGTACGGAAGTTTATTCAACTGGTTTCACTGGATTAAATTTTCACTGGGGGAAATATAGGAAATATACATGGAATGAAGTTGCGGGTCAATTATACATAGTTGATGCTGGAGAAATTGCAGATTTAAGGGAAATTCCTTATGCAAAGTTTCTAAATAGTTAAAAAAGGATATAAATGGCACAAATATTACGATATCCTTATGAGGCATTGACAGACGAAACAGATTACTTACAGATTGATATTGTAGGGTATACACCTGTAGGTCAGCTTTCTGGAGGCAGTTTAGTATCTGGTGAGTCAAAAAGAAGAATTTCCAGTATTGTAAATACAAAAGGAGCAACTCCACAGACAACAAGATTAAAATCTGGAGTAGGAACTATTCTACTTCCAATTCCTTCAAATGTACAGGATGGAAATTCTGTAAGTTTTGCGGAGGGTCAACTTGATGGATTAACTGCTCAGATTTATGGTGCTGCAAAGAATGCAATGACAGAATTTCAGTTCTCTGCAAATCCTTTAAAATTTGCAGAGGAAGTATCAAGTACTCTTCAGGGTTTATCAGCTCCATTTGTAAATAATGCAGATTCATTTAAAAATATATTTTTAGCACAACTAGCATCAGCAGCAGCAAATATACCTCTTGGAGGTTCATTGACTAGAGATGCCGTGTTTGCAAGACAAAGTGGTGAAATTTTAAATCAAAATGTGGAACTTCTATTCAATGGCGTAAATCTGAGATCATTTAAGTTCTCGTTTAAACTAACTCCAAGAAGTTCTGATGAAGCAAAACAAGTTAAATTTATTATCAATGCCTTTAAAAAGAACATGGCACCTAAGTTGGGTGGAAAATCGGCAACAGGAAGAGACGAAGCAGTAGTATCGAATATATTTTTAAACACTCCAAATGTTTTTAATTTAACATATAAGAAAGGAAATGATCCACATCCTTTCTTACATAAGTTTAAGCAATGTGCCCTTACTGATATGTCAGTTAACTATACTGGTGAAGGTGTGTATGCTACTTATGGTGGAGCAAATAAAGATGGTGGAGGAACACCAGTTTCTATGGTTTTAGAACTTGGATTTAAGGAACTCGAACCAATTTACAATACAGATTATAATATTGATGATGATGATCAACTAACAAGAGGAGTAGGATACTAAAATGGGATACTTTAGAGAATTACCAGAAGTAGAATACCAATCTTTCTTATCAGATAGTAACTCATCACAAAACTATCTGACTGTCAAAAACTTATTCAGAAGAAATAAGTTGCGTGATGACTTACAAAATATTTTCACTATCTTCAATAAGTATGAAATACCAGAGGGATCACGACCTGATACTGTTGCAGAAGAATATTATGGAAGTTCTACATTAGATTGGGTTGTTTTAATAACTGCTGGTATTATTAATGTAAGGGATGAATGGCCACTTTCAAATCGAGATCTCTATAAGTATGCAGAAAACAAATATGGTATTGAAGGATTAACCTCTCCACACCATTACGAAACAACAGAAGTCAAAGATTCTCAGGGAAGATTAATTCTTCCTGCAGGAAAAATTGTAGATTCGGACTTCAGTATTCCAGATCCAAATAGTCCTAATGTAAATATTAACCCTGTTATAAGTGTAGAAAATTATGAATATGAAGTTAGAAAGAACAATGAAAAAACTTCAATATATCTTTTAAAACCAAGATATCTACAACAATTTTTGAATGACATGAGAAATATTATGATTTATGACCAATCTTCTCAATACATTAGTGATAATTTGATTCGTACAGAAAATACTAGGATCGTAAATTCATAAAAAAGAGGAGGTTTCCCTCCTCACAATTTACTCAGTCTGCTGCAAGTGCCGCAAAGTATGAGAGATTTTCATCCTCTTCTTCATCAAAACCAGAAGAACTAGAAGAAAGATTATTCAGTTCCTCTTTGATTGAAGATGGAACATCAGATGCGGTTTCACCACGACGTTCACGATCCCAGGACTCTTCCATCTCGACAGTTTCTTGGTCTTGCATTTTGGGAACTCCACGAATGCCCAGAACATAATCAAGACGTTTCTTCAGGTCATCATAAGACTTGAACTGGTCGGCACCAACAAACTCTTCGAGAGAATATTCCTTCTTCCAAATTGCTTCCATTGCATCATCATCATCCAGAAGAGGTTCAGAACGTGCAAACTCAGAAGAATCATAGTTACGATAACCAGCAACGTTCTTTGCTTTCAGTTTGAAGTTGGCACCTTGCCAGAAGTCAAACGGATCAATTGCTTCTTCGTCTTCAAACTCAGGTTGCATGGCAGCAGTCAGTTTATCAAAGATCTTCTTACCGAACTTATACAGGAAAACTTTACCTTCGTTTTGGGGATTTGCAGGATCTTTGACAACATAGATGTTAGCAACATAAGTCAGTTTACGTTTTTGCTTACGTGCTTGTTCTTTGCCTGCATCAGTACCATTGTTCCACAGCATCGTGTTGTACTCAGACACAGGATCTTTCTGACCAAGAGTAGTCAGAGAATTTTCGATGTACCAACCACCAGTACCTTGGAATGCGTGACTGTAGAGTTTCACAAAAGGAAGATCTTCACCATTAGGTGCTGGCAGGAAACGGATAACGGCATAACCATTACCACCTTTATCACATTCTAGTTTCCAGAGACGATCATCACCAGAACTAGTGGTATTATTCATTTTTTCGACTTCTTTAACCAGTTTTGCGGTCAAAGAACCAAGTTTAGATTGCTTCTTAAGGTCAGCAAAAGACATTTGGATTACCTCGGATAGTTTGGATTCGGGGGATTACTCTGATAGTATAACAGGGATTCTCTCAACCGTCAACGTATTCTTTGAGAGATTTGATTGTTGCCTTCATACTACTGAATAATGTTTGCATATCAGTGCCTGAAGGAAAACCCATCATTGCAACTGATTTGCGGATGCTCTCTTTCATGTGAACCGCCTGGGGATCATCTGAAAGGGACAACCTAGTATACATCACTTGCTGCTTTTCTAGCAAGTCTGTGAGCATTTCAATATGTTCAAGTTTTTCTTTGCGGGACATCACACCAAAAGAAATAATGCTTCCGCAAATTTTTTCTTGAATACGATTGATTTCACTCAGTTCTTCCTGAATGATTTCTGATTGAAAAAACTCACCCATTAATTATAGACCGTAAAATTTTTCGGTAGTTGAACACATCAATATTTAGGAATGGAGAATATTTTTTTAGTTTTAAACTGACGGTTTCCCACACAGGATCTAAAAGTTTTTTATCAAAATCTTTTGAGAAACCAAATATTTTTTCGTAGATTGTGAATGTTTCTAGAGATAATTTCCCGCCCAGGAACATTTTT